CGCGACCCCGGCGGCGCAACCAATATGGGCATTACGCACCGCACATTGGCGAGTTGGCGAGGTCACACAGTAACCAAGGGTGATGTAGCGCGCCTGACAAAAAACGAAGCTAAAGAGATTTATCGGGCGAATTACTGGACGCCGGTTCGCGGTGATGATTTGCCGTATGGGCTTGATCTGGTGGCGTTTGATGGCGCTGTTAATTCCGGCGTGTCTCGGGGCGCAAAGTGGGTACAGCGCGCACTTGGTGTGGCGCAAGACGGTCATATCGGGCCGGATACTCTGCGCGTTGCGGGTCAGGCAAATGTGGAAAACATTATCAACCGTGCCGCGACTTACAGACTGGATTTTCTGCGCGGCCTAAAGACGTGGGATGCGTTTGGGCGCGGATGGCAAAGTCGCGTCGATGGTGTCCGCGCCGAGGCTCTGGACATGGCGAAGATTGCAGAGAAACCGGCCAAAGAACCAGCCAATCGCATCGACTGGGGCGCGATAATCAAGGCGATTATGGCAATTTTTAGAGGTGGTAAGTCATGAACGGAGCAATTGCACGAATTCTGGTTCGCTATGGGGTGGGCCTAACTGTCGGCATGAATGCGGGGAACGCACTAGCCGGTGATCCCGATATTATCCTGATTGTCGCTGCGGCGGTGGGCTGCGCGACAGAAGCGGCTTATGCTTATGCAAAGCGTAAGGGCTGGACGCTGTGATCGGCCTAATAGCCCGATTCCTATCCGGTGGCGTGGTGAAGGCTCTTGCTCGGGCTTATGAGCAACGCAGCAATGCTAAGACCGAACAAGAGCGCATTGCCGCTGAGGTCCACATCGCGCAGCTAGAGGCCAATCAGCGTAACCGTGAATTGGGCGGGCGGGTGACTGCTATTGTGCAGGCGCTATGGGCCGCACCGTTTGTGGTCTACAACGCCAAGCTGATCATCTGGGATAAGGTTCTCGGCCTTGGCGCTACTGATCCATTATCAGCGCCGCTATACGATACGCAAGTCGCCATTGTGTCGTTTTACTTTGGTGGCGCGGCTGCGATTGGGGTTGTGCGGGCTATCCGCTCATAACTTTTTACACAACGCGTCGTTTTTGTGCTATGGTGTTTGTACACATAGGAGGTGTATAACATGAAATATGCAATCGCAACGGCACTTACTCTAATTTCTGGCCCGGTTTTCGCTCAAGCCAACTGCGCGGCATTCGAAGATGTGAAGGATATTCTTTCGCAAAAATATGGCGAGCGCCGACATATTGGGGCGATGAATGATCGAAACCTGTTGGTTGAGATTTGGGGTAACGAAGAAACTGGCACATGGACTGCCATTATTGTACGCCCAGATGGTATCGCATGCATCGTTGATCAAGGTCAACAGTTCTATGCTTCTGAGCGCGAAGAGCAAAAGCCCGGCGAAGAAATGTAACTTAGCGGCCCATTGGGGCCGCTACTAATTTAAGGGGCGCGCATGAATGTAGAACAAGAGCGGCAAGAGGCAATCAGGCTTCAAGGTGAGGGGCTTACACGTCGCGAGATTGCGGCAAGGATGGGGTTGTCGTTTAGCGCGGTTAAGCGTAGGCTAGAGGGCGCTCGCAAGTCTGATCCGGCGGTGACTGCGGCGATGGCGGCGGTTGGTGCTACGCGTGAGCCTAGGGCGTTCTGGGCAAAGCAACAACCGGACGGGTCAATACTGCACTCTGTTCTAATAGGTTCCGCCGATGATGATAGCGCGGCGGAGTTTGAGGCGGTAATAGATGGCGCGTGCGAAAGACTGTCTAGTGCATCGCCGATTGTGGTTTCCCCTGTTGACTATAAAGGCGGGGATCACATGCTAGTCTTGTCGCCAGCCGATATTCACATGGGCAAGCTATCCGAGGCCATGGAAACAGGCGATGAGTATACTCAAAAAATTGCAGAGCAACGCACAAAAGAGGCGGTCGCGGGCTTGTTAACCGTGGCAAGCGGATTTGGGATTGAGTGCATTACCGTCAACACAGGCAACGACGCGTTGCATATTGATAACAGCCGAAAGACCACCACAAGCGGAACACCACAAGATACAGACGGATCAATATTTAGCATGTTTGACGCCATGCTAGATACTTGGGTATGGGTTATATCAGAGGCGGCAAAATATGCTCCTGTTCATGTGGTATTTGATCCGTCTAATCACCCTTGGGTTAGCGACTGGATGCTTAACCGCGCTGTCATGGCGTGGTTCAAAAATGATGATCGCATTACGTTTGATGTAAAAATGAACGCAATTCGTCACCGCAAATATCAGGTATATGGGGTAAACCTGATCGGATATAGCCATGGCGACGGATGCAGGCCGAAAGACCTGCCACACGTCATGCAGCACGAGGCGCGCGAGTGGTGGGGTAAAACACAGCGCGGATATTGGATCATTAAGCATAGGCATCACAAGGACGCTCATACAGTTGGCCTTAGCGGATATGAGCAGGAAAAGGACGGAATGGGTATTACCGTTATTCGATCTGGCGATATGCAGCTTGATAAAAACGTATCTGTTGAGGTTGTCAGAAGCCCAAGCGGCACTGATGGCTGGCATGATCGAAACGCATTTGTCGGTGCGATAAAAGCTGTTGAATGTTTTTTGTTTCACGCAACGCGCGGTCAAGTCGCGCGGTTTACGTATCCGTTTTATTGAGGGGGATCGGCATGGATCACGACCCTGTATCGCGCCCCAAACACTACACGGGCCATCCAAGCGGCATTGAGTGCATTCAGATTACTGAACATATGGGGTTCTGCTTGGGCAATGCCATTAAGTATATTTGGCGGGCCGATCTAAAGCAAGACGCGATAGAGGATTTGCGCAAGGCCAAGTGGTATATTGAGCGCGAGATTGCACGGCGCGATGGGTAGTTTATGATACATAAAACCGCCTAATGATCAGTTTATGATACATTATGCGCTATCACGCATAAAAACCTAATATGCGTTAGTCCGTATAACCTAAAACTAAACTGATAAGTTTTGATCGGGTTTTGATCTGGACTTATATGAAAAACCCCGCCGGAGCGGGGTTAGTTGTGCGTCCAGTCAACAGCACTAAATGCGGCGGCGCGGGTTTGATATGCCGTTGCACCATCAACAGCCCATGCGTTACCAACTTTCTTGACGATTTCGCCAGTCATGCGCTGATATGCGCTGCGACCAATCTTTGCCCATGTGCCAAGAAGTGCGTTTTCGCCTTTTGCATGTGCCCATTTGGTAAATTCGGTTTGCATGTCATATCTCCTTTTCCTACACCCACACTACCCCAAACAAAAACACCCGGTCAAGCATTATTTTCTTGCCGGGTGTAATTAATTTTACTGCCCCTTATTGGTTAAACCCTCATCGGCATGATAACCAAAGTCCAAGCTTCATCCGCATCATCTTCAATGCGCGCCGGGTTCATCGAACCATCCATATAACAGACCGCATTGCCGTCTAGATGCTGCATCGCACCCACGACATACTTTGAATTAAACCCGATCACAACCGCATCACCTTCAAGCGTGGCATCAACAAAGTCCTCTACGCTATTAGCACCAGTGCTGCCAGTTACGTCAATGCCATCCTCGCCAACGGACCACTTAACCGCGTTGCTAGTCTTATCCAGCACGGCACCCACGCGATCAACCGCCGCCTTCATGGCCTTACCATCAAACCGCGCAACACTTCCCTTGCGCTCAGGAATGATGCGATTGTAATCAGGAAACGTGCCGTCGATCACCTTGCTCACAAGTGACCATCCTTCGCCGCTAAATCGCACCTTGGTTTCGCTGGCCTGCATTGTAGCGCCGCTATCAATGCCCTGTAGCGCCGCCACAGTGCGCGCTGGAATGATGATACCCGGCATGCCCTCGCACGGTGCATCACAGTGCCATAGCGCGAGCCTGTGGCCATCTGTGGCAACGCTGGACATGCCTTGATCTGTCGCGTGCAAATACACGCCATTAAGCATGTATTTCATTTCCTCAGTAGACATTGCAAAGCTAACCTTGCCAAACAAGTTTGACAATTGATCCGCCGCCAATACCGCCTCAAAGCTATATTCGTCGTTAGCCATGCGCGGGTAGTCCTCGGCGGGCAGGGTAGCGATCTTGGCTTTGATGCGGCCCGCGCTAACCGTGGCGATCCCGTCCGCGTATTGGATCGTGACAAGCGCGCCCTTGGGAATACGCTTAACCACTTCTGCCAGCATCTTTGCAGGAATAGTCACCGCGCCTTGTGTCTCTACTGTCGCTTCGGCTGTCGCCTTGACCTCAATATCAAGATCGGTCGCAGTAAGCCCCAAAACGTCCGTTGCATCAAGTAGCACGTTTTGCAGCGCCGGGAATGTCGCCTTAGCTGGCACTACAGGCACAACTCGGGCCAGTGCAGCAGATAGGGCGTGCTGTTCAATTGTTAGTTTCATTGGGTTAGCTCCTTGCATAGATGTTCAATTTTGTAATGGGCATCTTGCGCCATGTCAATTGCGATCTCTAGATCGTATACATAGCCCTCCATTTTCTCATACGGCGTCAATACCCACCTACCATCTTTCCTTAGCTGCCTTTCAGCCGCACCCGCGCCGGGTAGGTCCATCAACTCTTGGTTAGTCATCATCGAACAAGCTCCCTTGCATAAATTCAGCCCCGCCGATAAACTTTGCCGCCTGTGTTGCGTATTCCGGCTTCAGCTCCGTGCCGATAAACTTGCGCCCGCTTTCCACGGCACAAACGCCAGTCGATCCAATGCCGGTAAACGGATCAAATACAACATCGCCGGGATTGCTGTAGAGGTTAAGACAGCGGCGGATGTATTCTAGGGGGGTCGGGGTTAGGTGCCTTTCATCTTTTTCGCCTTTTGCAAGGCTAGTATTCAAAACATCGCTTGTGGCGTTCTCCATCCATACCGGACTTGCCCACCTTGACCACATTTCAACCGGAAATGTGCACTGGTCCTTTAGATACTGGATAACCTCATCGCTAACGCCATCAATCAACCCCGCCCGCAACATCCTTTCCGCGTTTTCTTGTGCTATCTGTGTTGACTGTTCGTGTACTGATTTTGTGCGATGCGTATCAACCGCATGTCGCACAGGCTCGCCCACTCTACCTCCAGTACTATCTTTGCGCATAACAAGGATATACTCCGGCATTCCTGTACCAGAAACGCGGCTATTTTCCCCGATCATTTTATGCAGCAACCTGTCAGCTTGTGTTTTGCGGCGCTCTCGCACCGGGTCAGTCCATATGGTTGTGCGGCTGCGAAGTTGAAACCCGGCACGGCGATAGGCATCAATCGCTTTGTCACTAAACGGGTAAATGCCACTTTCCCCGGTTTCGCTAGTACTTTGAAAAAACAAAATGTCTTTCACATAATCACAAATTACTGTCCCCGGCTTCATGACGCGAAACAACTCTTTCGCAAAAAAGTCAAAGCCTTGGAAAAAGTTGTCGTGACTGGGTGCATTTCCCAAATCCCTTTCGCTATCGCTATAAACATACAGCGATGAAAAGGGGCTAGAATAAACACTAAAGTCAATTGAGTTATCAGGTAGGTTCGCCATAAATTCAACGCAATCTGCGTTATATAGTTTCCAAGCCCTACCGCCCCATTCAGTCATTTCACCTCTCCCTTTATCCACTCTGGCAAATTGTAAGTCTTGCCTACATCATAAGCGACACGGAGTCCAGACTCCATTTGCGCTTGGCGCATAGCCTTTGCCATGCGTTTTTTCATGTCGTCGTGCTTTTGGCTTTTGATATTTACGGCATCCCATATTGAGTTCTCCGTATCGCTCACGACAATATCATTCCGCACGCGCTCAGTCTGTCCAAAGCGGTGCGATCTGCGCACGGCTTGGTAATGCTGCTCATAGCTAAAACTGATCGAAGCAAACACGGCATGCGCGCAGTGTTGCCAATTGACGCCAAATCCAGCCAGCTTTGGTTTGGTAATGATCACCCGAAAATCGCCATCGACAAAGCCCAGCAATAACTCCTCTTTTTTCTCAGGCGACATGCTTCCCGTTACTTCGCGGCTATCTGGTATCATCTTAGCCAATAGCGCGCTCTCCTCGTTCGTCTCGCACCACACTGTAACCGGCTTGTCATGTGTTGCCAATTCCGCAGCCTTCTGGCACCGCTGATTAATGGTCAGTCGCTTTTCCTTATGAAAGCTGGTAGCTGACATCTCAGGGATACGAAACAAAAGTCCATCCGTGTCTTTTGTTCGATCTGCGTGAACCGTGTGAACGTGTCGCTCAATTTCTGGCAGGACATAACCCGCATCATCGCCGCCAAGGTCACTAGGCAACGTGGCGCAACGTGACCATGACGCGACCCACTGCCAAAAACTATCTACTGCGTGACCCTTCAACCGCCAGTTTTGTGTTTTGTCTTGCTCTTTAATAAACCACCTAGTCAGCATGTCGCCCTGAGACATTACGTCAAGAAAGTGAGCATGATTGCCCAACTCCATATGGTCATTAGGGCTTGGCGTTGCGGTCGCGGCAAGCTTATAAGGCGTGTCCCTAAACGCATCCATCAAGGCATTCCGCGTGCGCCCGGCAAATGATTTCAATATACTACTTTCATCCAGCACCACTGCGCCAAACGACGCAGGGTCAAGCTTTTGAAGCCGTTCATAATTCGCCGCCATTACACCCGCGCCAACTTCTGATTGTTCTCGGATTTGGCGTGCATAAATGCCGAATTTTTGCCCCTCGCGCACCATCTGACCCGCAACCGCAAGAGGCGTTAGGATCAAACTAGGCTTGCCCGTTTCGTCCGCACACTGTCGCGCAAATTCCAACTCAATGAATGACTTACCCAAGCCGGTATCCAGAAACGCGGCTGATTTGCCGCGATCAAGGCAAAAATCCAGCGTTGCCGATTGATGGGTCTTAATCATCTCCGGATATGGCTTAGGCTCAAAACCTTGCCTGATTGACGTGGGTGCGCGCTTGGCGATAAACTCGCGATATTCACTCAGGCTCATATTGCCACACCACCTTCCAGAATACTTCGTTAAGGATGCGTTCGATATCTTGTTCGGTCATCCGTGACACCATACGCTAGCCGCGTCAACCCATGACCAAATCACATCACCGGCAATCGCATGCACGATAATTCCTGCCTGTGTGATTGTGGTATCGGTCGAAAGGCGTGACAAGAAGTCGAGTAATTCGGGCGTTGTTAGGCAGTTGGTCATGCTTCCCCCCGTGCCTTGGCGATGGCGGCACGGGCTGTTTCGCCGCATTCAAGAGTTTCGCCCATTTCGCGTTCCGTGTTGGCGATGAAATTCTGACACCGCTTCAAAGCCTCCAGCAACTCGGGAGCGGCGGCGATTAGGTGGGCGTTGGCCCGGTCTATGCTGTCACCGCCCGGCGTCCCGTCTGTCATTCCGTCTTCAACAATCAGAACCCCCGGCCCAAGAAACCATTGCGGGCCATCTTCGGCATGCCAGCGCCAAGGCCCCGGCGTATGCTTACGTTCTTCCATCTCGTTTCTCCCTCAAAAACTCCATTACTTGCCGCGATGCATCCGTAGCACCGCGCGCAACGATCACAGTGTCACCTATACCGCGCAAATAGTCAATCCCCAATCTCTACGACTTCAACGCCAGCCTCTTGAAACATGACATCCGACACGATAAAATCCTCAATCCAGCGATCAAACATTTCATTGCTCGGCGTCGGGTAAATCACTTTAGATAGGCCATGCTGCACAATTGATCCTGCGCATTGAGCGCAAGGCGGATGTGTTATGACGATTGTGCATCCGTCTAGGTCACGATTAGCAAACGCCAGCGCATTATCCTCAGCGTGGCGCATCATGCGATATTTGATATCCCGCTTGGCAAGGCGTTGCGGCAAGTCTGCAACACCCATGGGAAAGCCGTTAAACCCTACTGATACCACTCGGCCAAGCGAATCAAAGATAACCGCGCCTACCTTGGTTGACGGGTCTTTACTGCGCTTAGCAACTACTTGCGCTAACTCTAGCGCCCATTTTGCGTGCTTCATCAGAATGGAATTTCGTCGTCTACATCGGTCGATCCGCTGCCTACAGTCGGCCCTACACTCGGCCCGCTGTCATATGATCCACCACCACTACCAGCCGCACCACCGCCTAGCATTACCAATTCGCCGCGATACGGTCTAACGGTGATCTCGGTGCTATATCGGTCTTGCCCGGATTGGTCTTGCCACTTGCGCGTTTCAAGCTGGCCCTCGATATATACCTTGCTGCCTTTCTTTAGGTATTTTTCCGCAACACCCGCCAATGCTTCGTTAAAGATTGCCACGCTATGCCATTCCGTGCGCTCTCTTTTCTCGCCTGTATTCTTGTCTTTCCATGTCTCAGACGTGGCAATCCGCAAGTTACAAACCTTGCCGCCGTTCTGGAAAGTTTTAACTTCTGGATCACGCCCTAGATTTCCAATAATCTGGGCTTTATTCAAGCTACTCAAAGCGGCACCTCATCATCTGGGATTTCTTCATCCGGCGCATCGGACTTTGCAACCGCCGCCTTAAGCTCATCAATAATCTCTTTTGCCGCCGCGCGCATGTCCGGGTTGTTGCGCCACCATTCCTTGAATGACGCCTCGCCTTTTGCCGCCGCGTCACGTGCTGATTGCTGGGCGTCGGCGGGGTCAATTGCAGGTTTCGTCACAATCGGCTTGACGGTATAAGGCGCGCGCTTTGCTTTTGATGCAGTAAGCGACATAACCACGTCGCGCTCAATATCGCTCATATGGCTGATACGAATACCGCCAACCTCCATTCCGCCCCACTTGACTTTAGGGTCACGGTAAAGCGTCAAAGACTTACCCGCGTATGTGCTGGCATCCGAGCCCCACACCGCGATCATCACCCGGCGCATAGACTTGCATGGACGAAAGGGTAGTTTGGTTTCCTTAAAGAACACATTAACCGGCTGCTCTGGCGCGTCCGGGTTAGCGTTTACGTAGTCAACCGTGTATGTTTTCGGGCCGCTGATAAAATGATCAGCGTTTAACTGCTGACTATTCGGGTCTACTGTGCTGCTGATATCCATTATACCACCATCTCCTGTTCAATTTCCCGTTCTGTTTCCACCAATACAGCCGCAGCGTCAAGCCGCCCCTGATATTGCCGCGTGACCTCCTGCACCTTTTCCTCAAACGCAAGCGCGGCATCATGGATTGCGCCCTGATAGTCCGGCATTGGCTCGGATCGAATAACCCACATAGGCAATCCACCAGACCACGAAACATAGTCCATGTAATCCCACCCCGTGACCAATAGGCCAGTCTGCACTTGCAGTATATGTTCCTTTGGGATTTCGTTATCAGCGATAACCTGGATTTGGTATTTCTGGCGGCGCGATTTGCACTCAATGCCGAAATTACCCATGACGCCCGCACCGTCCGGGCTATAACCGATGACAGCCCCGCCAATGTCGCGCGTCACAAACCCCAATTCCTCAACCGGAGCATAATACTCAGAGTATGCATCGCGCGCCTTAATCTCGTCAACATGGCCGCGCAACATATCATCGCCAATATATGTCGGCTCAGTATAACCCGAGATACGTTGCGCCGCGATTTCATAGACGTGTTTGCGCGTGTTGTCGTTATTGGCTGTTTTTAATGTTGGCGTCACGATCAAACCGACCTCAGACGCAGTTAGCAGTCCGCGACGTGCCTCATGCCATTCGTCGGTGCCTTGTCCAACGCTGTGGATTGTTGCGTTAGGGTGCATTGTACGCCTCCATCATTTCGCGCCACGAATTAAACCCGCGCGCTTTCGCCGTCGTTTCCTCGGCATCCTTGCGTGACATTCCGGCCATGTATTCCAGTATTGCCGCGCGCTCTTCTGCCATATCCTTACACGTTGCGTTATCCATCGTCAAGCGCAATCTTTACCGCCTCGTCCGATGATCTAGCGACACCCGCGCGACCGCCTTTAGACCGCACCGCATGAATAAATCGCCATTGTGCATCGGTCGCTTTGCCTGTTGCAGATTTGACTTCAACCGCCAAAAACCGACCGTCTGGACACATGCCGATAATGTCGCTGCTGCCTTTGCATAGCCCATACCTGACAAGCCTGCCCGTCTTGTCTGTTAGCGCGCCGGTGTTATTGCGCCAAATCGTGCAACCCGCTTTTGATAGCGCGATCAGGCACTCGTTTAGTATGTTCGCTTCACTTCTGGACATGCAATTTACATCCCTTTGTTATCACCACCATCACTTCACCGTCGCGCCTTACTATCTTAGCTGTCGCTGGCGTCAACTTTCGCGTGCGGCAAAACTCCTTAGCCCTATCCGCCGCATCCGGCGCGTCAGGCGTTCGCCACGGTATGAAGCCTGGCGTCATCACGCCAGCCCCCTAATCTTGGCTTGCTTATACGCCCATGCAGGCTTGTAACCCTTAGACTTGCCGTACGCCACAAGCCCCTCTAGTCCCTCAGTGCGCGCGACAAATCCTATCTCTTGCTTAGGCGTCATTGCGCGATCTGTGACTTCCTCTAACTCACCTTCAACCTCATCAACCGTACGGCCCATGATGGGATAAACGTTGCCACAATTCGGGCAGACTGGCGCAGGGCGATGCACAAAATAGCATTCCTGACATTGGCGCGTCGGCTCTGTTTTCTCGCCTTCGCGCGCCCCCTTCGCGCGACCTTCAAGCGTCCACTCCCTATCGCTATCCGGCAACCCGTGCATGTCCGCGTCACTATTGCCAGCGTGGTCGAATATCAATGCCGGGTAATCTTTCATGCGCAAAACCCGCCCCCACTTTTGGCACTGCAAGGCAAGTGATTTAGTCGGGCGCAGGTCTGACATGCTTTCAATCGTTACGTCTATTCCGCTTGCCGCCGACAGGTCGAATCCGAACGTGAGCAGGTCCGCATTGCACAATGTTAGTATCTCGCGCCTAGCAAACGCCTTTACCCGCCGCGACAACTCTGCATCATCCATCTTACCCGATACATGCGCCGCCGGTATCCCCGCTTCCCTAAATGCCGCCGCCGTTATCTCTGCGTGTTTGATCGACGTGCAATAGGCCACATTTAACCGCCCCATTGCATGCGACTTATAATGCCGCGCCGCATTTCCGATCAGAACCCGGTCGCGCTCCATGTGATCCGCAAGTTGTCCCTTGGCATAGTCACCAGCAACAGTCTTAATGCCGGATAAGTCAGGCTTGCTAGGCGCGAATAGTCGGTAATCAGATAGACGCTTGTTATCCATCAACCACCTAATGCTCGGCCCCTCGACCATATCGTCATACCATACGCCTAAACCCTTGCCGGATAGCTTCCAAGGTGTTGCCGATAGACCTATAACCCACGTCCCTTGAGATTGGTAGTGCCGTATTACTCGGTCCAGATCATCGCCGCCGAAATGCGCCTCGTCAACAAATAGCACATTCAATCTAGGCGCAGTATCCAACCGACGCGCAACCGTACCGACACTCATTAGTTGCACCTTTGCAAACGGATCAGGACGCCAACCCGCCGCAACACAGCCATATGTTATATTATAACGTTCCATTGTTTGTGCGGTCTGTTTAAGCAACTCACGGCGCGGCACCATAAAGCCCGCCCGCGATCCCTTGCGCCGCGCTTGGTCAATCATATGCGCGGCCATGATCGTCTTGCCTGATCCGGTTGCGGCTTGCATCAACACATTGCGATTGCGCCGCATGGACTGACGAACACGGGATACTAGGTCGGCTTGGTCTGGGAATAAGCGGATTTCGCTAGTCATCGAAGCCTTCCATTGTAAACCCGTCATCGCCATCTACAGCTTCAACCCCAAGCGCCAAGTTAAGCGGGATGCTGGTAGCTTTGCTTTTAACGCCATTGCCGAAATACACCACACGCCCGCCGCAATTGTCCGCGCCATCAAAGTCACCCAATGTTCTGCGCCATACACCCCAAGGCGTATCCCGTAACACCTCGCGGATACGTGGCGACGTGTTGCTTATAACAAGCCTGTCACCCTCGACCTTGATACCAAAACTAGCCAGCCCCTTTATAGCATTCTCGGGCTTATCACCTTCGCGACCAGCCGCAACCGCCACCAGATCACCAACGCTACTCTCGCGACCCATGCCGTCGTAGTCATACCGTATGCGTGCCGACATAATGTAACCAACTAGCGCCTCTGCATCCGACCCGCCGCCGGTCAACTCTTCCCACTGCCAGTCTTGCCGATCAACCCAATCCTCTACAAACTCAACACTCACACGCTTGTTACTGACCAGTGAGTGTGATCCGGCTACCAAAGTTCCGATTTGATCACCGGCACGCTTACTTCCCAGCTTACGACTAAAAACGTCCACAAACACGCCAATGTTATCAATCAACACGTCCAAATGCGCCACCGTCCTAGCCAATAGCCGATCAGGAAAGTCGCGCCGGATAACTTCTCTAATATCGTCTAGCAGCCGCTTATAATGCTCATCCCGTTCCGCCGTGGTGTTCGGTATCAATTCAAGGATACTCCACCTGTCAGCGTCGGCCCCCTGCTCAATGCGCGGGTTGATGGCCCCAAAGCATGCCGCCGATCTAGCGACGTAGCTATGATATGCGTTCTCTACCAACGCCCCAGATGATGCATTTCGAAAATACTCGAATATCAGTTGCAATTGCGCGCGCCTTGGTCCGCTTTCAGCCTCAGCCTCGTCCATGATAAACGGCCTGCTACTCGCGCCGATTGCCTTGCGAATACCTGCCTCAGTCGTGCCACCATCTCGCTTGACCGCGATACCATCCAACGCACCCAATACGATCTTTTCCATCGCCGTTGACTTGCCAGACCCCTTGCGCCCGGTAATGAATATGTGTGGTCTCCAATCAAGTGAGCCGCCAACCGCCGCAACAACGCACCATCCCGCCAACAAGTCGCCGTAATATTTGCGCCGCCATGTGAGTGATTTGCAGATATCTCTAAACCGCGCAGCCTCGGAATTGGTTAGCTGGTCAACGTCCAGATCAATAACACGCGCGCCTGCCTCATACACGTAATCCCCGCCATATGCGCTAGGGTGACACCGCACGCCCTCACCTACGATCACGTCGCCACAGTTGACCAGCAACTTGCCGCCCTTGTCTCGCCAAACACCGACGCCACGCGCATCGCCAACTGAGAAAATGCCGCGCTCATGGCATGCCTCGATCAACCCCGCGCTTGCCATCTCGGCAATGACTGACATCTTTTCTTCTGGCGCGAATAGTCGCTCCCAATATCTGCGCGGTGCAAGCTGGTATAGGTTTTGCGAGCGGCCTAATGCGGTCGCGCTGAATGACATGATTTGCCCGGTGGATAGCGGGAAAAAGAAATACTCGCCGCGATTGTGACCCAATGGCCTGATATCGGCCCAAGGGTCAGGTTCATTAGCCGATATTCCGCCGGTGGGGGTGCAGTCAATCTCATAATCGGATATTCCGCCGGTGGGGTAGTGATCATATTCCGCCGGTGGGGTATATTCGTCATTAGCCGATATTCCGCCGGTGGGGGGCGCAGCGCGCAACATATCCCCTACCGCGTCAATACCCAATCGCCCAGCCACATCATCCCAGTCGCTTTCCCCCGCTTCGCATTCCGGCACGATGACTTGCGCGCCGCCTATTGCAACCGCCGCTTGATTGGCTTTCTCAATACCCGCGTTCCATGGCTCGCCCTTGCCATTAGTCGTTTCGTGATCATTATCCGCCGCGATGATCAATCTCGCATCTTGGTATTTATCTCTGATAGCCTTTGCAACGGGTTTGAGATTGCCAGCATTAAACGCAGCAATGACACTCCAGCCGGTTGCCCTATGCACCGTCCATGCCGTCGCAACCCCCTCGCATATAGCAATCGTGTCCAAACTACCCCGGATCGAGAAATACGCGCCGATATGGTCAGACCCCTTAATGAACAGCTTAGACCCATCGTCAAGGATACGCTGCACAGATACCAACTCACCGTCGCGATACATCGGCACAACAAGCGCGCCGGGTTCATATCGCACGCCGCGCAGCCCCGAGATGCCCTTGCCGTCCAGATAAGCGCTCTGCCCCTCGCGCGATGCATTGGCCCATATGCGCGCCGCTTCTGCCCTAGCTGCCGCTAATGCTTCATCCCGTGCCGCTTCCCTCTTGCGCTTGGCCTCAGCTATCTTGCGCTTGTGTTCTTGTTTCTCTTCATCCGACCATTTCCGCCGGGTCTTGCTATGCCACTTAATCACCTCGCCAATACGGTGAGACATAAACCATCCATAGCCAAAACCATCGCCATCATCCGCGAGACAATAGACGCCGTTCTTATCCCCGCGCCTGTCACCGTCCACCTGATAGCGCGTAATCGTATCGCTCGCCGTGATCTCGGACGGGTCAGACGGCGCAATTCCAGCCGATTGCATGGCTTCGATAAACTCTTGTGTGATTTCTGACATGCCGCCTCCTACTGCGCATGAAACCTATAGCACAAACCGCGCGAAACGGTCAAGCGGGTGTTTGCGTTGCCAACGTAGCCATGTCGTTACTGGGCGCGGTCAAGTAAATCAATTACTTAATTGAATTGGCAACGTGGCAACCCAAAATAAAGAGTATATATATAACACGCGTGACACGTAGCTGCACACACGGGACAGCCTCATAACGAACCCTCTTTATTTCATTTGCGTTGCCATATGCCTACTATACTATACTATACTTAAAGAATTTATTATTATTATTAGGGGGTTAGCCCGTTTTGACCAGTGGCAACCTTAGTGGCAACCGGTGGCAACGCTGGATTTTGGCAACACTCAAAAACCCTTATTTATAAGGCTATAAAGTGGCAACCCTGAAAATATCCAAGGTTGCCATTGATAACGATGATAACGGGCCTATATTTAGGCAGCACACAAACAAGAGGCCACCATGAAGATCGAACCCAATCAGTCAATCCCCGAGGGTGTCGGAAAGCGGAAGTATCCATTCAATGAAATGAAGCCGGGCGATAGCATATTTTTTCCCGGAGAGTTTGCCGGATCAAAAAGCAAGCCTGCCATTGCGGCAAGGGCATACATGTTCAAGCGCGGAAAGCGTTTTGGCATTAAGACCACGGAAGATGGATTAAGAATATATTGTCTGTCACAAAAGGCAGGGGGTATAGACGGGCCAATTCCGCACAAGGTCAACGGCAAGTATCAATTCCACAAAATGCAGATTGCAGACACAACTCGAATTCCCGCAAGCGAAATGAAGCAAGCCCGCGCTTGCTATCAGGCATACTCGACGCGTGCCGATAAGCAATTCAAGGAAACCAATGCGGGCGATTATGTCGTGGTTATCAGGACCGCTTAGCCATAACGTTACATTATCACATTTCATTAAAGCAAGAATTATTGCTTATAGGCAAAAAAAGACTTGACCGGGTGAAGGGTATATGCGATAAAGGGTGTAACAGAAGCGAGGGAGATAGAGATGAACACGCAAATTGAAATCACCATCGGCAGCGAAAAGCAGATCGCATGGGCGCGCGACATTCAGATGAATCCGCAAGGTCAGTCGAAAGCAGCATGGATTAAGGAAGCCAAAACCTATATCCATAAAGCCGATTGTGACGAAGCCATCAAGGGCAAAGCTATCGAAGGCATCGACGCTGCCGCCTCAACCGCAAAATTCTGGATTGAAGATTTCAGCGTGTCCGATCTTTTAAGCCTAGCGGAAGCATGGGTAACTAGCGACGAAGGTAGCGTGAAGGGGTCTTTTGCTTACGGCCTCTACAAAGAAGCGAAAAAGTCAGCGTAAGGGCGACATAGAGAAGGGAATAGACAGATGACCATTCAACCTTGGGAAACCGACCCCGCCGCAGTTGCATACGAATTCATGACCGCAGGGGGCTTGAATACCCCCGAGCAGATCACAGACTTGATTGGTGATCGCAGTGTATCCGACGCGGCGGCATCGTTTGCCGACGAGGCCGCAGAAAATTGGACCCTGCATGTTGATTTCACGGAACTCCAAGACGCGATCGCGGAATTTATTTCGACGCGCCCTGACACTGAAATAGACGCCTAACCCCCCCCAAAAAAACCCGGCCTAACCGCCGGGCAACATCACTACCAAAGGAGAGACCAATGACACGCCT